ACTGGGCAGGTCTGCGCTACGCCGGTGGGGGGGTCCATCCGATCGTCGGCTGTCGCGGGAACAGGATCGCCGACGTGAAGCGGAACGCAGACCTGCCTGAGAACGCCGACGCGCGTGGTGAGCGCCACCACGGGCCGAACAAGAACGTGCTGGACAACTCCGTAGGGGTCAACCTGCACCGGGTGTGCGCGAGCTGTCACCAGCACTGGCACACCCTGAACGACCAGTACTACGGCGAGCGCTCCAAGGATGCTTCGGCGCCCTTCGAGCCGCTGCCGGAGTACACGAGCTTCCGCCACGACCCGGACACGCTGGCCTCTGAAGAGGAGCTGGCGCTGTCCGAGGAGTGGTGGGGGACGCGGACCGAGCAGCGCAAGGGCGAGTACCCACTTGCACCTCCTTCGATGGTACGCTAACCTATCCAACGACGGCCCCTCCTCGCGGGGGGCCGCAAGAATCAGAGATCGGACAGAACTGAACATGGTAAACGGATACAACGACGGCAAGAACTTCGCGATCCTCGATCTGGAGACCACCGGGCTCATCCCCTCGGCCGACAAGATCATCGAGGTCGCATGGACCACGACCAAGGGTGATCTGGCGATGCCGATGAGCGTGTTCTCGCGCGTCATCAGCAACCACTACACCCGGAACTACCTGCAGAGCGCGGCGCCGGTGGTGCAGGAGATGCACAAGGCGACCGGGCTCTGGTACGAGGTGATGCAGCCGGAGTTCCAGACGGACCTGACTGCCAAGCACACCATCGTGTCCGGACTGCCCACTGTCGAGGAGGAGATCATCGGGCACCTCGACGCCCGCAGCGACGAGGGCGACACGTGGCACCTGCTCGGCGCCAGCGTGCACTTCGACAAGAGCTTCATCGAGCAGTACATGCCCCGACTCACGAAGCGCATCCACCACCGCATCCTCGACACCAGCTCACTGAAGCTGCTCGCTGGGGCGGCAGGCATCACGATCCCGGAGCCGACCAACCCGCTGGCGCACCGGGCCGCGAACGATGTGCGTGAGGCGCTCGCCTACGCTCAGTCCTTCCGTGACCTGCTGAAGTCAATGTCGGGGGGTTCGGATATCGTCGACCGTGCGCACGACCCGAAGCGCATGAGGGGGATCATCTGATGGCCACGCAGCTGCTGGTCTGGTATCAGCACAACGGCTTCTCAGGCAGTGTCGAGGGTAACGACCACGCGATTGATGCCCTGAAAGAGCTGGTCGTGCCCAACACCCAAGTCAAAAGCATCATCGTCTACGAGCGTGTCGAAGACACTCCTCCGCTGAGGGTAGTCGAGAGGCTCAATTACACCGCCCTGAAGGAGCTTCGACGTGCCTAGTGTCAGCCACTCCGAGGTGGAGAGCTATCTCACCTGCCGCCGCAAGTGGTGGTACGGCTACGGGCTCAGCCTGCGCCGGGTCGAGGAGAGCATGGGGCTCGCCCTCGGCACGGCCGGGCACGCGATCCTCGACGCCTTCTACCGCACCATCCTCGAAGGTGGTGACACGAACCGGGCGCAGAAGAAGGTCGTGCCCGCTGCGCTGCAGGTGGCCCGGCTGAAGTACGAGGAGCTGGTCGAGCAGGGCTGGGAGGACCGGGACGACCGGCGCACCCCGCTGTACGACCTGCTGTTCGAGTACTACCTGCCGAACGAGCCGTTCGTGTCGGGCGGCTACACGATCCTCGCGGCCGAGCAGGAGTTCAACCTCGAATACGACAGCGAAGCCGAGCTGCGGATGCCGTTCGTGATCGACCTGATCGTGCGCACGCCCGAGAAGAAGATCGCGATCGTCGACCACAAGTTCGTCGGCCAGTTCTACTCACTCGCCAGCACCGAACTGATGCCGCAGATCCCGAAGTACATCGCGGGGCTGCGCGCGCTCGGGCACACCGTGCACGAGGGGATCTACAACCTCGTGAACACGACCCGCATCCGGGGGCCGAAGCTGAACAAGGGGCCGCTGATCGAACGACTGCGGGATCACCTCGGCGACACTGACATGGACGTGTCAAAGCTCACGGTGGACAAGCTCACCGAGCTGGCCGACGAGAACGGCGTGAACATCTACGCCGGGCCGACGTGGGAGCAGCTGCACACCATGCTGCCGATCAAGCCGAACAACATGCGCGTGCAGCAGACCTTCATCGAGCAGATCGACACGGCCGAGGAGATCCAGCGCCGCAAGCAGATGGACCCCGAGGATCTCGATCGGGTGAGCTTCCGCACCGCGAACAAGATGATCTGCGACGGCTGCTCGTTCAAGGACCTGTGCTCCACCGAGCTGTCGGGCGGGAACACGAAGCTGATGATCCAGAGCGAGTACAAGGTGCGCGAGCGCCGGACCTTCACCGAGGTCTCCGAGGAAGTCGCCTGATGAACAGCGAGTGGCAGCTCGACTTCATGGACGGCACGCAGGAGCGCGTCAAGGGCTACGCCCTGCGCTGGAGCGACGGCGTGCTGTCCATCAGGACCACGCACGGAACCGCCTACAGCGAGGAGTGGGTACGCTTCCCGCTCGCCAACGTCAAGTCGTGGCGCAAGATCTGATGGGCGAGATCGCCGACGAGCGCGTTGATCGCATAATTGACGATGCGCTGTCAACGCCCGAGGCTGTGAGGAACTTCCTCGCCGAGCAGCTCGCCTACTCCGACGAGCATGACATCCCTGCGGTATTGACCATTCCCCGCCAGTGGGGTACGCTAAAGTCGGATGCTCCGGCACCGACACCGAACAGAACAGGACTGAAATTGGCTAACACGACCCCTGCCAAGCTCCTCGCACGCATGCAGGACATGGCGGAAGAGCAGATCACGAACGACTTCACGGGATGCTTCTACGGCCCGATCGGCTCGGGCAAGACCACCTTCGTCATGGGCCTCGCGCAGGCGCTGGCAGACGGCGGGCGCATCCTCTACTTCGACAGCTCTGACGGCTGGGTGTCGCTCCAGCAGTTCCCGAGCCTGCTGGAGAACGCGGTGCGCATCCGGTTCGAGACGCTCGCCGACCTGACCGTGACCGCCGAGGCGATCCGGAAGCGCTCCAAGGGCTTCGAGGACATCAAGGTCGTCGTCATCGACGAGGGCTCCTCGATCGCCAACGAGGTGCTCTACGACGTGGTGCGCGACAAGCACGGCGTCGGCAAGGACGAGATCCTGCCCGACATCGAGGGTAAGGACTACGGCCCGATGGGGCAGCTCTACATGGCTGCGCTGAACCGGCTGCACGCTGTCGAGGGACTGCACATCCTGATCGTCGCCCACGACGCGCAGCGCAAGGATCACCGCAACGTCGAGGTCACCTACCCGGACTTCAGCCCGAAGCTCCGCAAGGAGGTCATGAAGCTGATGCACGTCGTCGGGTTCGTGTCGTCGCAGATCCGTGGTGCCGGGAAGAAGACCGAGTACGTCCGTGAGATCCAGCTCCAGCCCACGGCACTGATTCAGGCCAAGGCCCGCTTCGAGACCCCGCTGAAGCTCGACTTCCCCGACACGATCGAAGCGATCACGAGCTGGGTCAACGGCGAGAACTTCGCCGCCGATCTGGCCGGGCCCGAGCTGCAGGTCGAGGCCGAGGAGGACGAGCTGCCCACAGACGGCATCCCGGTCGCCGACAACCCCGAAGACGACGACGAGCCTGCCTACACGGAGGAGCTGAACTGACAAGCAAGTGTCAACAGGGCCGAGTGGTGCTATCTGGGAGGTTCGATTCCTCCCCGGTCCACGATCCGGACGGATCACACACAGAAGAGAAGGAAATGAAATGACGACCACTGGATTGTTCGCAGAGTACGGCATCGACCCGGACGAGATCCCCGATGGCCCGAACTACGACCTGCCTGACGGCGTGTACGTGTTCGAGATCGGACGCGGCTTCATCTGGGAGTCCGAGGAGGACGGCCGCAGGGCTGTCGTGCTCGACTACCTGCTCGACGACGAGGAGGGTACGACCGGCTCGAAGTCCGAGTGGTTCAACCTTCCCGAGGACCCGGAGAATCCCACGGACAGCGAGATGCAGAAGCTCTCGTTCCTGAAGAGCCGCATCCTGTCGCTCGGATTCTCCAAGGAGGATCTCGCCGAGTGGGTGCCCGAGGACGCCGAAGGCATCGTCGGCACGCTCCAGCTCGCCAGCTCGGCGGGCAAGGGCAAGAACAAGGGGAAGACCTACCAGAACGTGCGCAACGTGCGCGTCGAGGACGACACCCCGACCGAGGAGGTCCCGGTCAAGAAGGCCGCTCCCCGGGCGAAGGTTGGCGCTACCAGCGCGCCGAAGAACCCCTTCGCGAAGAAGTAGAGATACCCTGCTTGGGCTGGCGCTCTCCCCCGGGCGCCAGCCCATCCCTTTAGAGATCGGACAGAGCAATGGAAGAAGAGGGCAAGATCACGCTCGTGCGGTTCGTCCACGAGGCTCGCGAGAAGATGCTCGCAGAGCACCCGGACGACGCTGAGCACATCCGGAGCAACACGGACGGGCTCGGAGCGATCCTGCACGACGTGTTCTGCCTCGAAGCGGACCACTCCGACAACATCGCGTTCTCGGTCGTGCTGACCGCTGACGGCGAGCCGTTCGTCGACTGGAAGCTCCGCACCTTCGAGGAGTGGAAGACCGAGGTCTTCGCCGCGTCCGGCCGGGTTGCGGTGCGGGCGATGCTGCGTAAGGTCTTCGGCATCTGAGATGGATGCCATCACTGAGGAACTCGGGGAGTTCTTCGACTACATCTGGCGCGACACGAAGGCGTACGTCTACCTCCCTGTCGAGCTGAACGGCAAGTGGACGGTGTTCTTCTTCGCGTGGCCGCGTCAGCGCGCCGGGGTCATCCGGCACGTGCTGAAGCACGAGGCGATGGGTGCGAACGTCTTCTACAGCCCGGCGCTCTACGAGCGCACCCGGGCGCTGGCCAAGAACGTGCTCTGCTCGTGGGTGCTCTGGGTGGACTTCGACGGCAACGCCCCGGAGGACTGGAGCATCCTGAACGTGCCGGAGCCGACCTTGCGGGTGCAGTCGAGCCTCGATCGGCACGAGCACTGCTACTGGCTCCTCGACGCCCCGGTGACAGCGGGGGTCGTGGAGGAGCGGAACCGGGCGCTGGCCTACGAGCTGGGCGCTGACACCTCGGGTTGGGATGCGGACCAGATCCTGCGGCCGATCCACACGACGAATCAGAAGCGCGGCCTCCCGGTCGTGATCAAGGCTTGGAGGAAGTGAACGATGGATGTCTGCCCGAACTGCAGTGACCGTACGCTGTCAACGCGGTGGGTCGAACGTGCATATATCTGGGTGAAGCACTGCTACTTCTGCGGGTATCACGCGGCGGCTCGGCCGTGACCGGGAAGCGCAGGTACTCACTCGACGACTTCGCTCACATCCAGTCGACCAAGCACTTCCTGAGTTCCGACATCGACATCGGCACCCTCCCCTCGGTGGAGGATGTCGAGAAGCTCGCCAACTGGACGGCCGACATGGTGGAGCTGTTCGGCGTTGATGCCGACACAGCGAAGGGCACCGAGTTCGACCGCTCCGGCGCGCTGATGAACATGGCGTACTCGGGCGCCGAGCAGAAGTGGTCGAACGAGCAGATCCTCGCGGTGCTGATCCACCTCGACGATCGCTGGGAGAAGTACACCAAGCGCCGGGACCGGCTGAGCCGCTACCTCATCCCGATGATTGACCGTGCTCGGTCAAAGATCGGCTACGACGGGCTCGACACGGTGTTCTCCGGGCTGCTCGGCCCGGGCTCGGAGCGGGTGGAAGTTCACGAGGGCGATGAGGATGTCTGGGGCTTCACGGACTTCGTGAACGCGGACTTCCCGATCGACTGGATGATGGAGGGCCTGCTCGCCTGCGAGGGCGTGGGCCTGATCACCGGATACCCCGGCACCGGCAAGACGCAGTTCACGCTCGGCATGGGCGCGCACATGGCGCTCGGGTACGACAGCTTCCTGAAGTGGCACAACGTCGAGGGCAAGCGCCGGAAGGTGCTGTTCATGTCGCTGGAGATGGGCAAGGCCCCGCTGCACCACTTCGTGTCGCAGATCGCCAAGGGCTACGACGACTCGAAAACCCTCAACTCGAACTTGAAGCTTGCGCCGCTCGGAGTACCGCTCTCGATCGACCGCAAGGAGGGCGTGGCCTACCTGTCGAACCTGCTGGAGACATACAAGCCCGACGTGGTGATCTTCGACTCGCTGCAGCGCATGGTGTCGAAGGAGCTGACCGACGAGGTGAGCGTGAAGACGGCGTTCGACACGCTCGCCCTGCTCCGGCAGCGCTATGGCTGCGCGATGGTGATCGTGCACCACCACCGGAAGAAGTCGAACGACGGGCAGAAGAAGAACGGCGTAGAACTCAGCGACGTGTTCGGCTCGGTGTACATCACCGCCTCGGTTGACTTCGTTCTGTCACTGAGGAAGACGGATGAGAGCAGCGACGTGCTCACCGTCGACACGTTGAAGAACCGGCTCTCCCGGGAGCCGGACCCCTTCGACATCGCACGCAACGAAAACCTCGGGTTCAGCATGGACTTCGAGACCATCATGAGTCGGTTCGGACAGTACGAGGAGAGTGAAGGAATTGGGCTCAGCCTTTAGAGAGTCAGAAGGCGTGGAACTGCTGGAGTTCCTGCAGTACGAGAAGGGTCAGCCGCTCGCTGTCGACACGGAGACCACGGGCCTGAAGGTCTGGGACAACCGGGACAAGGTGATCGGGGTGTCGATCGCCGCAGCGATTGACGGGGAGCCGTACAGCCACTACTTCCCGCTCGCGCACCCGGCAGGCGGCAACGTGGCCGAGAGCACGAAGGAGCTGCTGTTCGAGCTGCTCAGCGACGGCCGGGAGCTGATCTACGCGAACGTGCAGTTCGACATGGCCGGGCTGTACTGGGCGGGCTGCGACGTGCGCTGGCTGCCGTTCTACGACATCCTCACCATGTCGATGCTCACCGACGAGAACAGGCTCGGCCTGCAGACGGTGAACCTCGACAACTGCGCGAAGGCGTGGGCGGGCTGGGAGAAGATCACCGACGACAAGTTCATCGAGTCGGAGAAGAAGTCCGGCAACAAGAACATCACCCCCGAGCAGATGTGGGACTACGCCGTGCGCGACGCCGAGGCGACGTACGCGGTCTGGATGAACATCATCGAGCACCCGAACTGGATCAACCTGCGCGAGACGACGGACGTGTGGGAGGCCAAGCAGCAGCTCATCCCGATCCTGCTGCAGATGCGGCTGCGCGGGATCTCGCTGGAGCCGGAGACGGCCCGCGAGATGGCCACGATGGGCCGGGCGAAGATGGCCGAGCTGCGCGAGGCGATGGGTTTCAACCCGGGCTCGAACAAGCAGCTCGCCGAGGTGCTCATCGACCAGCTCGGGCTGCCGGTGTTCAAGAAGTCGAAGAAGACCGGCGCCCCCAGCTTCGACAAGCTCACGATGCCGCTGTACGACCGGCTGCTCGACGAGCTGGACAACCCGATCGCCAAGCAGCTCGCCGAGTACCGGGGCTGGCAGAAGGCGGTCACCGCGAGCTACGAGCCGTACCTCGAACACGTGAGCCCGGTCACCGGCCGCATCCACGCCGGGTTCAACACGCACCGCACCGTCACCGGGCGGCTGAGCAGCAGCGAGCCGAACCTGCAGCAGGTGCCCAAGGAGTCGGTCAAGCCGTGGAACGGCAAGGTGAAGCAGTGCTTCGTGGCCAAGCCCGGGTACGTGCTCCTGTCGGCGGACTACTCCCAGCTCGAACTCCGGTTGGCGGCAGCCTACAGCGGCGAGCAGGCGATCTTGGAGGTATTCGCAGATCCCACGCGCGACGTGTTCACCGAGATGAGCGGCGAGCTGGGATTCACCCGCAACGACACGAAGACGTTCGTCTACTCGACGCAGTACGGTGGGGGCGAGAAGCGGATCTCGGAGGCCTTCGGGGTGACCCGGATACAGGCCCGGAAGATGCGCGAGAACTTCTTCGCGACCTATCCCCGGTTCCGTGCGTTCAACGACGCCTGCCAGCTTCGGGCTGAGTCCGCGCTGAAGGTGAAGATCTGGTCCGGCCGCTACCGGCACTTCAAGTACCGCAGCGACGGCTACAAGGCGATGAACTCGGTCATTCAGGGCGGCGCTGCCGACATCGTGGAGCGCGTGATGATCCGGGCCTACAACGAACTCGACAGCGACGAGTGCCTGCTGCTCCTGCAGGTGCATGATGCGCTCGTGTGGGAGGTCCGCGAGGATCTCGCCGACGAGTACGCCGTGCGGATCAAGGAGCTGATGGAGGACGTGAACGGGGCGATCGGCAAGGACCTGTTCGACGTGGTGTTCAACGTGGAGGTGACCCCGTGGGCGTCGACCGTAGCACTGGCAGCATGATCGAGTTTCTGGGCGGGCCGCTCGACGGCGAGAAGCGCAACGTGGTCGGGATGAACGAGTACAAGGTGCCGATCCCGCTCCCGATCACGCTGGAGTCGGATGATGCCACGGAGCCGCTCATCCCCGAGCGCTGGGTGCACCTCTACCGGCGCACGAGGTTCAAGCATCAGGTCACCGGAGAGATCCGGTACAAGATGGTCTACCGAGGAGAGGAGAAGCGGTGACGATTCTCAGTCTGGACCCGGGCAAGAAGATCGGCCGGGCGCTGTGGAGCGATGACGGCCTCATGCTGTTCGCCGACGAGTGCGATCTCGACACGGCACTCGACTACCTCGCGAACGCGCGGATGCACACCATCGTGGTCGAGGACTGGCGCCTGTTCAAGCGGCAGACCGAGCAGACCGGCTCCAAGATGGAGGCCAGCCAGCTCATCGGGGCCGTGAAGCTCTGGGCGAAGCTCGAAGACGACAGGAAGATGGTGATCCAGCCCAGCTCGATCCTGCCGGTGTCGGCACTGCACATGGGGATCAAGCTGCCGAAGGGGCACACCCCGGACCGTATTTCGGCGATGCTGCACGGGCACTACTACCTCGTAAGTCAAGGGGTGCTCGAACCGCACGAAATCACTGTAGAATAGGCGCCGGATCTGTCCGATCTGACAGGGGCCTCTCGCACGACTCGGCGAGGGGCCCCTTTCCTATCCCACCGGAGGTGGGTTGAGCAGATTCAGGGCCACGAGGGTGCCGACCACAGCACCGGCCCCGGCGAGCAGCTTGGGCCACGTCAGGCGGCTGGCGCGCATCTCGGTGCGGATCTCGTTCAGCTCTTCCCGGGTCACGGTCGGCCGGGCCTCCACAGCGGCGAGGCGCACGTCCTGCTGGCCGAGGGTGTTCTCCACGACACCGAGGCGTTCGCTCATGCCGGTGACGGTGGTGTCGATCCTGTCGGCGGTCTTCGCGACTCCGAGGATGCGCTCCTCGACACGAGCGAGTACGCCTCCGAGCTTGAAGGCCTCCGAGAGTTCGGCGTCTGTCATCTCCACAGGCTCCTTACGCAACGTGGATGTGGTCATAGTGTCCCGGCACCTGCCAAAGGATCTGACGCCAGCCGCCCATCGCGATGAGCTGTCGGTACAGCCGGTTCAGTTCAGCCGTTGACCCTGCGATGTCAACGGCGGGGTTGCTCGCGTCGTAGTGGTACGAGTTGGGGCCGCGCGCAACGCCGTGCGCTTGGTCGTACCCACGGTCGCCGAGGGTCTCCGTGATCCGGAGCCCGGGGTAGCCCTTCAGAATCGACTGGATGCGGACCACAGCAGGCCCGCTGACGGCCCCGCCGCCTCTCGGAGCACCGTAACCCTGTCCGGAGCCCTGATAGGCGCTGGAGCCGCCTGCTGCGGCTGCTCGCTGGGCCTCCAGCTGGCGCCGCTTCTCGCCCTGTGCCTGTGCGAGGCTCATCAGGCGCTTATTCGTTGATCGCACCGTGTCAGTGGTGCGCTTCGCCGACAGGGCAACGCCGGTCTCCGGACGCCGCATGCCGAGGAGCTGTTGGGAGGGGGTCATCCCGGCGCCCTTGTCGGCACCGCGCTGGAACGTCCCCGTCGACAGGCCCGGCAGCTTCTGGTTCTGGAAGGACTGCACGGCCGAGGTGGGCATCTGCCCGGCAGGCTGCTGGTTCTTCTGCTGCTGATACCCGGGCAGGTTGGTCAGCCGGGTGAAGCCGCTGCTAATAGGCATTGCGGGACTCCTCTCCACTCTGCGCGGCTGCGTTGCGCTTCTCGATCTCAGCGAAGTTGATGTAGTTCGGGCGGCTCATGTTCTGCACACTCGCCCCCGTCAGCCAGTTTACGAGTGACAGCATCTTGTCAGTGTCAGTCTTGTTCCCGCGCGCCACCTGAAGCTGCTCGTCGAGCCCGCCGCCCGTGAGCGCACCCACGGCCGAGCCGGTCACCGAGAGCCCAGAGATGTTCGAGAGGTAGTTGATGCCGGGCAGGTTCGAGTCCACGTAGTCGCTGGCGTCGTTGATCCGCGCGCCGGTGCCCCACGAGCCGCCCGAGAGCAGCTCGGCGGGGATGCGGAAGATCGGGCTGGTCGACCCGGCGATGCCGCGCAGGGTGCCCTCGATCGGCGCTCCGGCGAGGAACTGGTTGGCCACGTCCACCGACGCGATGCCGGGGCTGAACCCGAAGTAGCCGCTCCGGGCGTCGCCGAACTGCGGGCCGAAGACCTGATCGGTGAGGAAGCTCGGGAACAGCTGGTCCTCGGGGAACGGGTTCTCCAGTCCGTCCGGGTTCACGCCCATCGCGATCGCGAGGTTGTAGCTCGCCTTCGGGAACACGGTGACCCGGCTCGGCTTCAGCGCAGCGCTCTCCACCAGCGCCGGGATCGCGCCCCGGAGCCATGAGTAGAACGGGATCAGACGGCGCATGTACTTGGCCTCGAACGGGGTGAGCATCGAGCCGTCCGGGTGGTACTTCTTCACCTGATGCGCGGCGTTGTCGAACAGGTCCTCCAGCGTCTTGCCGCGCCCGCCGTCCTTCTGGGCCTTGTAGAGGTACTGCAGGAAGTGCTGCATCCGGGCGTAGTGGTCACGCGCCTGCGAGATCGACCCGGCCACGTCCTCGACCTTGCCGCCACGGAACGAGACCCGGTTCATGAAGCGCGCGAAGCCGCCCGGGGCCAGCCCCTCATCGAGGATGTCCTCCGAGTGCCGGTACGAGTTCTGCAGGCCGCGCGTGTAGAAGGCGTCGTAGACCTGCCCGATGGTCAGGTCGCCGTAGCGACCGCCCATGAGCACGTCAGAGCTGCCCGGCACCTCCCGGAAGCCGAGGCCCTCCATCGCCCGGTTGAAGTCGTAGCCGTCGTACTTGTTGTGCATCGCGGTGAGCACCCGGATGGCGTCGTGGTTCGACTTCACCGCGAACCGCATGCCCTCGGCGAGGTAGGTCATCGAGGCGTCGCCGACAAGGTTGCGTACGTGGTGGCCGGGGCGGACCACCGTCATGCCGTACTTCCAGCTCTGCTGCATCGGGTCGAAGAAGCCGTGGATGAACTTGCCCGGCCCGCCCTTGAACGAGCGGGAGGCGCTCATGAACGCCTCCAGATTCGACAGCTCCTTCAGGATCTCGGCGTCGTAGTAGCCGTCCTGCTTCAGCATCGAGATGAAGATGCTCTTGCCGCTGGCCATCGGCCGTGCAAACCCCGGCTTGGGGGTCGACGAGAACAGCTGGTGGTGCACGCCGTCCGCGTCGGTGTAGCCCTTGGCCGTGAAGCGGTTGAAGTTCTGGCCGATGATCGCCTTGGTCGACACCCGCTCGGATGCCGCGAACAGCTTCAGCAGCGCCTCGGCGGGATCGTCGATGTCCCACGTGCGCCACTGCTCGATCATCTCGGTCATCTGATCGGTGTCGTTCAGGCGGGCCTTGTCGGCTGCCGTGGCGATGTCGAACTGGATCGGCTGGCCCTTGGCGTCCTTCAGGCCGACCGCCAGCAGCTCGCCGTTCACGTGGTCGACTGACACCGGATTGCGGAAGAACACGTTGCCGAGGATCGACTCCTGCTTCGTAGTGTCGAACAGGGTGCCGAAGATCGACTCCAGCTCCTCCCGGGCAGCCCGCACGGCGGGGTCAGCGGAGGGCGCTCCGGCCTTCACGTCGTTCCACGCCTGCTTCAGGATCAGCGAGCGCTTCGTGGTGGTGGCGCCCTTCAGCACGCCGCCGTGCCGGGCCACGAGCTGCCCGATCTGCACGATGAACTCGTGACGCCGGATGGCGGATGCCACCTCGGCGCTGTGCCGGAACCGGCTGATCCGCTCGAAGTTGTAGTTCGCCTTGAACGCCCTTCCGACACGCGCGGCGAGGCCGTCCGCGTTCGGGTTGGCGGCGTGTGCGAGCGAGAGGTCGATGTACGCGGCAGTGTCGTCACTGATGCGGGCGTCAGGGTCTACCCTGAGCCCGGCAGCCTCAGCCGCCTCGTCCGCGCCGTCCAGCGCCTCTCGCTGCGCGTTGAGCAGCTCTTCGGCGTCGTCGATCAGCTTGGTCTGGGTGGCCTGCGCGATCTCCTTGGAGGCCTGCGGGTCGCCAGTTGACTTCTGCTTGTCAGCGCCACGTGCGGCGCCCTCGGCCGAGATCTTGTCGGCGGTGGGGATGTCGGTCTCGGCGTTCACCGTGGCGAGCACCACCGACTCCTGCGTGGCCCCGGCGTCCCGGGCCATGTTCTGCACGTGCACCTGCGGCTCGGCGGTGGCCCGGATCGCAACGCCCATCTTCGAGGGGTCGGTGACGATCTCCTCCAGCCACGCCCGCTCGGCAGCGGTCAGCTCGGCCGATTCGGTCTCGATCCGCACCTTCCGCGCGAGCGCGTTCTGCTGGGCCAGCTCGGTGAGCTTGGTCTTGGAGCCCTTCAGCAGCGACAGCATCTGGCGCGCGAGGCCCTCGCCGGAGAGCTGCAGGAAGTAGCCGTTGGCGTGCTTCGGGTTCTTCACCCACTTCGCGCCCTGCGGTGCGGGCGGCACCTTGCCGTTCTGGAAGATCCGGTGGCCGTAGTAGCGGTTGCCCTCCCCGGCGAGCGGGTTCAGGTACTCCCCGCCCTGCTTGTACCGGGTGGTGTTGTCCTTCAGGATCGTGAGCAGCTCGTCGTCCGGGGCCCCGCGCAGCATCGCCGACACAGCGGCGTACAGGTTGGTCGTAGGCACGCCGGTGGGCAGGTTGTAGAGCAGCATCGTGGTGGCTTCGGGGTTGGTCTCGTTGAGCACGGCCCGGAGCTGCCAGTCCGAGAGCATCACGTCGTCTTCGCGCACGCCGAGGTGCATGGCGATGCCCTCGCGGTCCATCATGCGGTGGATGATGAAGGAGCGCTCCTGATACAGCTCCTTCTTCTTCATCGCGTAGTCGCGCCCGGCGTTCAGGGTGTTGCCTCGGGCGTTGCGGAACGCCGAGAGCGGGTCCTTCAGCGAGTTCAGGATGCTCTTCGACAGGTTGTGCTGCGTCGGCCCGTTGACCCGGCCTTCCCAGACCGCGAAGCCCTTGCCGGGGGTCGCCGAGGTACGCGCAGCGCCGCCCTTGGTCCGGTGCGGGCGCAGCTCGGACTTCTTCAGGCCGATGCCGAACACGTCCCGGCCGATCTCCCGGGTGACGATCCGGGCCACGTCCTGCTCGGCCGGNGTGAGCCGGGCTGCGCGCTCGGCGAGCGTCTTCCCGCCCTCCGGTGACACGGTGCTGTCAATGAGGGCCTGCGTGGCGCTGGAGCGGGGCTTCGGGCGCGACAGGTCAGCGGCCTCCTGCGCCGCCCCGACAGCCTCGGTGACGTGCGAGCTGGGCGAGACCGCCTCCACCGTGCCGAGGGTGTCCTCGTCGATGCCGAACGTCTTCAGCAGCGAGCGCGTGGTGTCGTACTTGATCGCGTCCTTGGCGATCTCATCGAGGTTCAGCTTCCGGCTGACGACATCGCCGATCTCGCCCATCAGGGCGTCGAACTTGTCGGGCTGCTTCACCGAGCGCAGGCGGCTGGTCAGCGCCACACCGAGCGCCTGCTCGGCCAGCGCGATGCCGTCCTCGGGCTCGACGATGTGGCTGAAGCGCTCCAGCGCCGGGGTCTCGTTCCACTTCCGGGCCTTCGCCTTCTCTCGGGTGACCCGGCCCTTCCACTTCTTCGTGAGCGCCGTGGTGACCTGCTTGTACAGCTCGGTCTCCTTGTTGGCAGCCTTCAGGAACTTGGGCACGTCCTTCCAGAGCAGCTCGCCCCGCTCGACGGTCACCGCCGCCGTGTTCGCCAGCTTCGGGTCGCGCGCCTGCGACAGGATGTACTCGCCGTAGGTCGGTCCCTCCAGCGGGCGATCGCCCAGCTGACGCACCAGCTCCTCGGCAGCCTCGAACCGGGGGTTCTCGGCGAGCTGCTCGCTCGGGCGCAGCGGCGCGGGGGCCGTCTCGGCGATCTCCTCGACCGCCTCGCGCACCGTGGCCGGGCCAGCGTCCAGCCGCTGCGCGGTGAGGTGCTCCAGCGCGTCCTGCATCGCCTGCAGCGCGTTCTCGGGCTCCTCCCGGCCGTGCATGAGGTCGTCGATCCACGAGCGCACCTCGAACAGCTCGCCGTCGATGTCGAGCTGCACGTCCAGCAGCTCCTTCGTCAGCGGGTCGTCGTCGAGCGCCTTCAGGGCAGCACGAACACCGGCGATCGAGGGGATGCCTCGCTTGGTCAGCGGGAGGTTGGCCACCTCCTCCTGCACGCGCTGGATCAGCTCCTCGGGATTCGGGAAGCCGAAATCCTGTGCGGTCTGCGCGGTCGGCTGGGCCTCCAGCACCTCGTGGGCGGTCTCGGCGATCACCTCGGGGGTGGGAGCCTCCTCGACAGGGGCCTGTCGGGCTGCCACCCACTCGTCGAACGCCGCGTTGCGGTCCTTCGCCACGATCCGGCTGCCCTTGACCGTCTCGGCGTACGCGCGTCCGGCCTCGAACGCCTCCGGGTCCGGGAAGCTTGACGCCTGAATGTCAACGCCGTTGGCCGTCTTCGCGGCCTTGGCCCCGGCAGCGAACGAGCGCTGCGCGTCCCGGTCCACAGTCGGCTTGGGCGTGGCCCCTGTACTGGGAGGGGTAACGTCGTCGGCTGCGGCGATACCCTTGGGCTCGGGAGCCCCGGTCTTGCCCTCCAGTGCATCGGCGAGTGCCTGCGAGCGGGGGATCGGGCGCTCCTCCGGCAGCTCAGTCTTCGGAGGAGCGACCGGCTCGGGCATCTCAGCCTGCCGGGCGAGATCGGCGGCTTCCTCAGCGGTCTCCTCGACGCCACGCGCGACAGCAGGGGCCTTGGAGATAGCCTCAGCCGCATCGGGGGCCTTGCCGAGGCCCTTCGCAGCAGCCGTGCCGGACTTGATCGCCCGACCGGCCACGTTGAAGCCCTTAGCCATCGCCGCACCGGGCAGCCACGTCAGCGGGTCCAGCGCCACGTCCCCGGCGAAGCCGAGCACGCCCTTGGCCACCGGGTCCACGTTGTCGGGCACATCGACGTAGTTCGGGTCGGTCTGCTTCCCGACGACATCGGTGCCCTTCTCGATGAGGTCGCTGGTGAGCTTCTTGTCCTCCGAGTCCGTCGACAGGAACCCGCGCGCGCCAGCGGTGAGCCCGCGACCGAGCGACCCGGCGATCGCCGACAGGCCCCCGGCCACATCGCCCTGCTCGAACTTCTCCCGGGTCTTGGGGGCCTCGTTCACCGAGTCCATCACCGAGTCGATCGTCTCCGTGACCGCGTACAGCGGCCGGGAGAGGATGTCGATGCCCCAGTCGAGGAAGTTGAACGGCTTGGTCGCCGGGTCCTGCTTGGCACCGCCCCGGAACACCGGCTTCACGTTGTGCTCGACGGACGGCGCAGCGGGCACCGCCGCGAGAGCTTCGGCGTAGTACTGCGAGAATGGCTTGTTCGCCACTGCTCCTCCTTACATGCCGACGCTGTAGTTCCGGATCATGTTCCCGAAGATCTTGTTCCACTCGTCCGGGGTCGGCTCGATGCCGTTCGCCTCGAAGTAGGCATCCGTCGCCGAGATCGCCTGCTGCGGATCAAACCGGCTGGCGGTCTGGCCCTGCAGCTGCTGCACGAGCTTCTGCGTCTGGAACTGCTTGTCGAAGTCGGCGTCCGCCCGGCTGTCGCGGTACTGCTGGTTGAAGCGGTCCTCGCCGACAAGGGCCTCGGCCAGCGACATCGCAGCGCTCCGGTTGGAGTTCATCAGCTGCGCGTTCTCACTTGACTCCTGCGCGTCAATCTGGGCGAGCAGCTCCTGCAGACGCTGCTGGTTGACGGCGCGCTGCAGGTTGCCTTCCAGCCCAGCGGCCTGACCGATCCGGGTGTTGAACGCGCCTGCGGCCTGCTTGCTCGTGTTGAGCTGCTGGACGTTGGCGCCCCGGTTCTGTTCGAGGTTCGCGACCGCACGCGCCTGATCGGCGCCGGAACTCTGCCCGGCCCCGGCGATCACGGCTGCCGCGTCCCCGATGCCGAGCGCAGCGAGCTGCGCGGTCTGGTCCGCACGGGCCTTGTCGTAGGCCGCGTTCGTGTTCGACACGCCCTGATCGGTGGCCGTGTTCGTGCTCGCGATCGAGTCGTCGTAGGCCTGCGCGATTACCGGAGCGTCGGCGGCGTAGCTGCCCTGCAGCTGGCGGTACATCGCCTCCAGCCGTGCGTCGTTCTCAGAGGCCCGGGAGCGAAGAGCGTCGCGCTGGGGGTTGTAGTCGACCTTCCCGCCCCCGGGCAGCATGGTGAGCGCACGTGCGAGCGCCTCGGCGATCGACAGGGGCTGGTAGCCCGAGCCGCTGCTGCCGAAGTTCTCCTCGTTGACCCTCGGCTCCCCGAAGGTGCCGCCGAATCCGCGTCGTCCGCCGCTGCTCGGCTTGGGGCGGTCCGGTCCGAAGATCTGCGACCCGGCCTTGGTCGTCTGCGGACGCGAGGCGAGGAAGTCGCCGATGTCCGAGGCCGCGTTGCCGATGCCACGGCCGAAGTCCGAGGCCATGCCGCCGATCCCGGCGAGGAACCCGGCGAGGCCCTGCGCCTTGGGGTCGCGGAAGTCGGCGATCGCACGCGGCTTCGAGGAGCCGAACGATCCACCGGCGCCGCGACGAGAAGACTGGCGCTCGTCGTCCCGGGAGCTAACGCGGACGGCCATGAGATTCTCCGATCAGAGTCCGTACATCGCAGCGCGCCGGGCGAGGGCTTCGGCCCGGGCCTGCTGCGATGAGCTGGTGTTCTCGTTCTGGTAGGCGGCGAGGTCGCGGTCACGCTGGGAGATGAAGTCCGTGCGCGCCCGGTCCACGCTGCCGAGCTGGTCGTTGAACGAGCGCTGCAGGTCGTTGTTCGCCCGCGCGTAGCCGGAGGACTGGAGCATGCCGCGCGAGGCGAAGTCGTTGAGCTGGCCCTGATAGGCCCGGCCCGACGCCGTGTTCATGTCCTCCCAGTTCCACGCCGCCTCGTTGATGTCGGCGGTATTCGGGTCGTCCGGGGTCCAGCCGAGGTTCTTCAGCGCCTCGCCGTAGTCGGTCTCGTACCGGGTGCGCTGCGCGGTGTCGTCGGCCTTGAACAGGTCCAGCGCCTTCAGCAGCGCCGCGAGCTGGGCCTGATACCCGGCATCACCGGCGAGGTAGTCCTCCTCGCTGGGCGGGGGCGGGGGAGGCGGCGGAGCTGAGTAACCGCTGTAGGTGCCGCTGCCATAGTCGCTTCCGCCGTACGACGACCCGCCGCCTCCGGGGATCACCGCTCCGTACTGCCGGTCGGCCGAGCTGATGGTCGACGGGGCGTAGCTGATCGTGTCTCGGGAGGAAACGTTCGCGACGTTCCGGGTTGGCGTGGTGCCGAACGTGCCACCGGCACCCCTCCGGGTGCTCGGCGCCCGGTCATCCTTTGTGATTGCCACTAGAAGTTCCCTCCCTGAAGGCGCCGCTGCAGCGCGTCGAGACGATTCGCGGCCGACGCATCGCGCATGCCGTATCCGGCCTTGTCAGCGGTCTTGCCGACGTTCGGAGCCGAGCGACCGGCACCGTAGTGCTTCCGGCCTGCAGCGAAGCTGTTGAATCCAGAACCGCCGCTGCCGGGACGCGATACGCGCACCGAGCCGCCATCTCCTGCCATACCACGGATTGTACAGGTCAGAGTGACAGAATCACGTCACTGCCTTCGACACGCGCTGCTTCGCGTTCACGTAGGTCATCAGCAGGAACAGCCGGACCGGCGAGGTGGCCGCTGACCCGTCGCTGTCAAAGGACACCCGGAAGTAGATCTGGCGGAAGCGCAGGCTCTTCATGAACTTCACGAACTTGCGCATCGCGTTCGTGCCGGAGGTGTCCCGAATGGTCTCGATCCGGTAGGCGTCGAACGTCAGCGCTCCCCACGTCTGGTTCAGCAGCGCGCCCCACGTCGTGCTCAGGAGCTGGCCCCACGTTCCGTTCACGGTGTACGAGATCGGGTTGGCCACGCCACGCACCTCGCCCCGGAACACCGCCTCGATGCCCCACCAGAACAGCCGCTTGTAAGCCGCGCCGATCTCGTAGTTGTAGTTCTTGGTCTGCAGCACGCACTCGAACTCTTCGGTGGACGTGCCGAAGCTGTCGCTGATCTGCAGCGTGATGGCCTCCCGGTCCGGGCTCGACGGGATGGTCTTCGAGCTGAACGCGATCGCCGTGATGTCCTCGGTCGCGTCGTCCAGCTCGACCAACTTGCCGATCGCACCGTGCTCGGTTGACTTCCACGTGGTCCACGTCCGGGTCCGGAGGTTGAAGACGAAGGTGCGGTCCCAGTAGGCGTAGATGATGCGCCGGTTGAACTTCGACACGGAGTACGGCTGGTAGATCCCGATCCGGCTTCCCGAGGTGAACGGCACCTGCACGTTGATCTGCGCGGCGCGGTTGTTCACGAACTCGTACGCCTTGTCGTCGTACATGAAGTAGATGTAGTTCTCGAACGGCACGACACAGTTCTTGTCATTCAGGCCCACTCCGGGCACGATGATCGCCACGGTGCCCTCGGACGGATCTGCGGTGTACTGCAGGCCGTAGATCGAGTTGGTCCGAAACAGGATCAGGGTCGAGTAGTAGACCACCAGTGACACGATGCTCTGGCCGTCGCCCGAGCCGATGTCGATGAAGTCCGGCGCTTCCGGCCACAGCTCAGGCACGCCGAGCACCGCCGAGTAGTAGAGCCGGGTCGAGTTGGTCGGGGCCAGCTTGCCGGGGACCACCCACAATCGCTGCTTGTGCGTCACGACCGCATCGCCCTTGGGCATGTTCGGCTGCTCCACGAAGCCGCCGCCCGGGGTCCAGTATCCGCCCACAGCCGTGCCAGTGGCAGGGGCG